CAGTTATAGGTGTATCTCCAAATCCAGCTTCAGTAGAATACATTCTCATTCTCTTATTATCTTTTAAATCTGATATGAGTTCTTGAGAATTAGAATATGGTTCTGTGTTATTAATTTCTATCTGATAGCCTGCATCTATTATAGCATCATATTGAGCTATTGTTTCTTTCATCAAAGCATCATAAGCAGCTTTAACTTTTGGATCGTTAGGATTATTTTCCATTTGATCGTAAGCTGTAGCTATTCTTTTAGAAAGATTTTTATCTAGTTTTTTTATTTTTTCTACTGGAATATATTCCATTCCAGCAGACTTCATATAAGTCTTGGCTATATCTTCTGCCTCTTTTAAAGGCTCATTGAATAATTTATTTCCAGCAACAGGCTCTGTTAATTTCTCCCCTTTCTGTCTTTTGATTGATGGTGCCTTCTGCTTCTTCAGTTTTTCAGGTTGTTGTTGTGGGGTAACCCTGGCTATTCCCATTCCTATATTAGATAAACCTAGCTTACCATAAGTAGGAGCTGATCCATCTATCATTTCAAACACATTTCCTTTTACTGCATTTGGTCTTTCAGATAATAATTTTAGTTTAGGTTTTGACTCAGATTTTAAAATCCAAGGATAGCTATCATGACCTTTTCTTTCTTCATAAGTAACTGGTTTAGTAACTTCAATAACAGCATACACATGGCTTTTAGGCAATCCTAAAAGAAGTCTTTCAGTCAATATATTACCTATAGAATCTCTTACACCTTGTACACTAAAAGATATTTTTCTCTCACTGCCTAAAAACTCTCTTATACCTTTAATGTTTTCTTTAACACTTTTTGATGTTTTACCTAAATCATCTATTACTTGATCAAAGAAATCACCTCTTCTTTCAAAAGTTGAATTTTTAACATCCATGAACTTATCCTTGATGTCTTTATGTATAGCGGCAGCAGAATTTTTACCTGAAAAATCTATATTAAAATTCTTTCCTGCTCTTATTAAAGAAGATCTAAAATCAGACCTACTAATAAGTCCTTTATCAACCATCAATTCAATTATAGACATAGATGCTTTTACACCTTCTACTGAAGATATCATTTTTGAATCTACACCTCTAACCAACACAAGTCTACCAACACCATCAGTAGATTCCTTTAAAGATCTGTTTATTAAATTGCTTAGTTGTTTAGCGGAACTTTCTTTACCAGAAGCCCATACATTTCCAGTATCAGTAGTGTAAAAAACACCACCATTACCTCTAAATATATTCTCTCCTTTATAATTTAAATTACCAACAAACATATTGTCTGGCTGGTGCACTGCAACAACTTGCCCAGCAATTTTTGCTATATCATAGTTGCTTTCTACTAATCCTTGTTTCACTAAATCAAAGAATCTGGATTCATCTTCAAAATAAGATACTTCAAAAGATCCTACCTTTCGTTTCTTTATAGATAGATCTTCTGTGTTTACATTTATTGCCTCTCCCTCACTAACAACCTGCTCTCCAGTTCTTAGTTGTCTAGTCAGGTTGTTCATAAATGAAGCAGCATCAACGGCATTCATAGCATTAGCAAATGGAACCAATCTGGTAGGAAGTCCTAGCTTCTTAAAGATTCTACCAATCAAAGCCTTGAATCTCTGAAATTTAGTGGTAGTAAGTTCTTGCTTTGCTTCCGACATGATAGCCCCTAGTTCAGCCAGATATTCTTCCGCTCGTTCATTTTCATCATATTGAGATATAAAGTCAGATAGTCTAGCCTTTAAATCTTTATCTGATACTATTGATTGAAGTCCTTTAGCCATGTCAAGTATAGCACCTGTCTCCATTCCCTTTGACTGAAGAGCACTATGCATTGCCTCGTGAAACAATGTAACAAGGTCTCCACCGTTCTCTAGGTTGATGTGTATCTCATTTGTCCCTGGTATAAATGCACCCCTATCTCCTTCGTCAGACTTTTGTTTTATTCCACCTTCATAATCTGATGTTGTCTCGTGTACATATATCTTAACGCCAGGCAACGAATTCAATACCATCTTAGCAGCAGTAACGACTTTTTGACCTGTAGATGTTTTTTGCTTTGCTCTCATCTCATCTACATTCTCAACAGTAATTTGATTCTTTGTAGATGGTTCTGTCTGTGCTTGAGTCTCAGTAGCTATGTTTGGATTAAACACAACAATGTTTTGAATGTCTTGTTTATTAGTTTTTAGGTTCGTGTCAGTAAATCTTGCCGCACCATATCCCATTTTTTCTAATTCAGAAAATACAGACGATATACCTTCATCAGATAAAGATGTCTCAAACCTGTTATCTAATAGTTCAAATACGCTTAAGTCATTAATGTCCCATCCTTCTTCTTTAGACTCTAATCCTAATTTATTTATTACATCATAAATTTCTTGCTCAGATGCAACTTTTGTGTTATCTATATCAAATGCAGCAACAGAACCTTCATTACCTTTAGCGTATTCATTAGCTTGAGATTCATCCTCCGACACAAATAATGGATTTTCTTTACTGGCTACATTAATGTCAGAAACTTCACCTCCATGATAAACGCTTATCTTGTTTTCTTCTTCGGTAACGACTTGAGGTTCTGCTTGGGATTCTCTTCCCTCCACTTCTTCGCCAACTGTGGCTTCTGGCTGTACAGGAACTTCACCTGTTGTTTGCTTTTGAAAGGCATCTTCGCTAAGTTTTTTTAGTTCATTATCAATATCGCTTATTCTTTGTTTTTGAGCAGCAACTAGCGATTCATCCTTGCCCTCTATTTGTTTTTCTAATCTTTGTTTCTCGACAATTAAATTTACAGCTTGTACCTGCTGATCTTCAGATAGATTTTCAGGAACAGATTTAAATATATTTGAAACTTTGTCTACAGCATCTAATTGTTTTTGAGCTTCAGACTTAGTTATTCTACCTCCAAGCATATCAGCTTTTAGCTTTGCTATTAAGCTTTTTCTTATATTATGATCGGTAGTAGTTGATTTTAAAAACTCTACATCTTCAGTGTTATACAAAGATATGTTTCCATTTATTAATCCTTGACTAGCAGTAGCAGCACCAGTCATAACTATACCCCCAATACCCTCAGCTATACCATCTTCAACAACTTGAAGTATACCTTCTTGAACAGAGTCAGGAGTATCAAACAACTCACCACCAGTAAGTTCAGAAGCTAATCTATCGTTGCCCTTTATTTGGTTTATAAGTTCTTTATATCCTATATCTAAAACAAGCGATTGTGTTGCTCCAGTTTCAGCTTCCGCTAGAAAACCACCAGCGACTCTAAGCCCAAATTTTGCTATATTACTTTTTATTTCTTTTTCTAAAACTTTCTCCATTAAATCCTTACTTCCACTTCCACCTATCTTTTTAATAGTGCTAGATATAGATTTTAAAATAAGAGATTTTGCAGCTGGGTTTTTAGATAAGGCTGTAGATAAACCTATCTTTTCTAAGACACCCATTCCCATAGCATAAGGAACAGCTATAAGGCCTATGTCACTTAACGACTCTCCTTTAAAGTCAGGATCATTAAGCATCTCATCCTCAATAGCACTAAAAGCCTGAGCGGATAGGGCAGTTAAACTAGCTGGAGTTCCCATGGCAGATGTCAACATTGCTGGTAGAGACTGAGCCACTCCAAACAATGCTTTTGTAACAAAACCCCTATCTTCAGACTGCATGTATTCTTTAGATACACCCATATCTCCCAAACTGATTTTTAGATCGTTTGCATTTTTTTCTTTAAACTCTTTATATATCTCTTGTCCTATAGCGTTTGCTATTTCATCTTCTGATTTTAATCCTTGAGCTCTATATCTTTTTTCCTCTTCTTTAGTTAAAGATGATGCCTTAACTCTACCTTCACTCATTGCATTATCTCTAACCCAAGGTTGTAAAGTAGAATAAACAGAAGATACACCATCCATAAAACTATTCAATAGCCCTGACCCTATGTTACCCATTTTAGACTTATCGACAACATACTTTCCTGTTAGATACTCAAGTCTTTTAATATCTTCAGATATAGTTCTTTTTCTTGCCAAGAACTTATCTTTATTTGTGTCTAGATGTTTTTTGAATTTATTTAATTCTTCATTTCTTACAGATGCCTCCTCTGGAGTCATACTGCCTTTTGCTAAATCAAATTCTTTTACTTGTTGGCTATAATCTTCATATTGAGAAATTAAATGTTTTTCAAAAAGACTTAAGTCATTTAGCTCTACGTTATAGTCTGTTCTAAATTCAGATAAGTATTTATCATCTAAAAATGCCATAACTTTTTTTCTGGCAGCACTACCTTCTGAAGGATCTGCTTTTACTTCATCATAAAGATTCCGCATCTTAGCTCTTTCATATTGCTTGGCAGTCTTTTTAGCTTGTAGATATGTTTTATATTCTTCTGAATTTAAATACTCACCATAAGCCTTAGCAACTGGCTCTCTAGTATCTTCATATCCAACTATAACACCTTTTTCATCTCTAATAGGTCTTTTTGTACTAGAACCATTAATAAGCTTTTTAAAAGTACTTATTTGTTTCTCTACCTTATTTATTAAAGATTCATAAGATAATGGAGCTCCAGTTTCGTCTAATACTGTTTTATCAATACCATATGCTTGTGGTCCAGCAGTTTCAATTAGGAAGTCTTGTAGTGCTATGTTTTGACTATAATCATCAGTATCTAAATTGATATATTGAGTTCTTAAACCATCTGATGTAGATACAATCATACCATCTCCAGCATCTGTCTCTTCAAATATAAAACCATATCTTTCAAATTGTGGCCTTAATAATCTAATAGCCTCTTCCTCTTCAAGACTAGCTATATTATTATTATATATGAAATTTTTAACAGTACCTTCCCATTGCTTTATATTTGATTTTTTTCTTTCAAAAGCATTAGACACTGGATTTAAAATCTCTTTTAGATAGTTAAAGCCTTCTGGTCTTATTGAATCAAAAACAGAATATGATTCTAATTTGTTTTCAGGCTTTTCTTTTACTACATATTTATTTTGACTGAAATCAAAAACAACTGGTTTACCATTAGCTTCCTTTAATACTTTTTTATATTCTTCTACAGACTTTGGATCTATATTCTTGTCAAAATTTAGTAATAATCTCAAATCTTCTTCTCCACCAAATTCAACAGGTTCTTCAGGTACTGAACCTAGGTTAGTACCATGCCTTTTGTTTAATTCTTTAGATACCTCTAAAGAAACAGGTGTACCCACGCCCTTTTCATCTACACTTTCCCATACATTATTAGTTTCATTTTTTCTGAACTTCATCCCCTTTGTGTCCTCATCATATCCAGAATATAATTCTACTTCAGCAGTAGGCTTTTTTACTCTAGGCATTTTAATACCCATAAAATCTGTAAAAGGAGTTATTCCTGGTATGGTTGGTAACATATCTCTTGTGGCTAGAGGGATGTTTGTGTTGAACTTTGTATTTAAGTTTGAAATAACTTCATCATCTTCAACAGGTGTAATTAATGAACCAGTTAAATCTCTTATAGTGAAATCACCTGTCTGTTCATCAAGATAATATCTTCTAGGATCCTTAGCCCAATCTTCAGTAACAACAACCTCATTCCATCTATTATTGTCGCTATCCAGTTGATATATTTTATCACCATGCCTTACAATGTCAAGAGAAGTCTCATCAAACTGAGCCCATATTTTTTCTGAAGTTGGAATGATTTTTTCTTTTGATAATCTTTCTAAGTTTTCTTGTGCTTTTTTTAGCTGCACAGGATCTAAATCTTCGGCTTTGAATGTTGGATCAAACTCATCTGATTGTGAATAAAGTTGATCTACAGGGACAACCTCCTCCTCTGTTACTTGTCTCCATTTAGCCTGTCTAGGATCTTCAACTTGTTGATCTTCAACTTGTTGATCTTCAACTTGTTGATCTGCAAAATAAGTACTTTGAAAATCATTAGAAGAAAGGTCAGTCATTCCTTCTGAATTTAGATATCCATACAGTTGATTAAAATTATCTCCACTTGAATATGAATTATAGAAATCTTGAGCTGACATACCCTCTACCATTCCATTGGAGTTCAGGTAGTTGTATAGTTGTAAAAACTTTTCGTTCATTTTATTCTAGTTCTTTTTCTTCATTCCATCTTTTCCAAATACAAAGCCACTAGACTTTATGCCTTTATCTGCTTCAGATGCTTGCTTTTGAGTTATAAAATCAGTCTCACCTTCAGAAGATTTAGATGCTGTCCCTGTAGCAAAACCTAAGAATGGAGCTAGATCTTCAAGACTTGATATTCTTCCTACAACTTTATCTTCACCCATCCCAGATTGGTCTGTTGAAACCTTATATAAAACATAGCTATTGTCATAGTTCCCTTGTATCATATCATCAGGACTTGGAGCTGTTATTACCACTCTATATCCTTTATTTGCCAACATTAAATTAATAGGGTTGGTGTCTCCTGACTGCATTTTATCATAAGCTTTTTTAGACTTATCATACAAGGTATAATTAACAGTACTTCCTTCAGTACTTTTACCTTTTCCTTTTCCTCCTGTACCACTAGATTTAAGTTTTGCTGGTAGTGTTACAGTTCTTGGTATACCTGTGTATATCAAACTTTCTATAACTCCTTGAGCATCATCAATCTGATTTTTAGTTAATTCTGGTTGATATATGCCATTATCATCAAGAGAAACTTTTATCATTTTTGAACGTATTTCATCCATTATCATCTCTTGATCCTCTATAGGTAATTCACCTATAACTTCCATTGATAACTTGTTTTTATAATTTTCAAGATCTTCTGCTGTCGCATTTTTATTTCTCTTTTTATATTTAGATACCATTTCAATTATTTCATCAGAACTATATTTAGGAGTTTCTCCTATGCTTCTAATCTTGTCTTGAAATTTTTCCATTACCTTTTGATCATACTCTTGATCGTCAAAATATGTGTCATATTCTAAACCTGAATTATCTAATAAAACACTAGTAGCAGTCCTATTATTTCCTAGTATACCATAAGTAAAGTTTTCTATAGAATTTTTTAATTCAGGATTCTGTTTAGCATCAGTGATAGTTCCACTTGGATTTTGTATCTTCCATGCTTCAACAAGGTCAACATAAGGCTTAGTTACAGCTATTAAATCTAATCTATTGTCATATTGATTCTGAGCATTTCCTATCGATGATGCATCTAAAAGTGAGTTTGGATCAAGAATCCCTGTCCCTGGATCTACATTTCCTATATATATTTTGCCTGTTTGATTATCTACAGTTATTTTTTTTCCTCTTAAATCACCTAATGCAGCTATATGCTCATTCATGGCTGCATCTAATTTAGAACCAACAGGAGCCTTTCCATCTGGACCAACTTCTTGTCTTTTCAATGCTTCCTGTACTCTAGTATCAAACTGCTTCATGTTGTTAGCAAAAATAGTCCAATCATCCTTTACCTTATTCATTTTTGATTTATAGTCTCTAGCAGACAATAATCCAGCCTTAAGGTCTTTATTCCATTGCAACATTTTTTGTCTAGCATCATCAGCCCCAGAAAAAACCAAGTCATTAATTTGTTGTGTTTTCGACTTTTCAGCAGATGAAACCAATTCGTCATTTACTGTTTTTATATCATCAAGCTGTTGTTTTGCTAGTTCTCTATCTTGATAAGCCTGTGTTAATTCATCAGCAATATCACTTGTCATTTTCCCCCAATCTACTCTTGAGTTTGATGGTATGTATCCGAAATAATTGTTTTCTGTTGGCATAATTTTAAAAGATTATTTTCCCATCATCATTTTTGAAAATTGCTGTAATGCTGCAATTTGTTCAGGTGTCATACCTTGCATGTTAGTTTGCATTCCAGCTGATGGTTGCATTCCAGCTGGTGGTTGCACTGACCCTGGAAAGAACATTTGTTTATAGCTAGCGTATGGATTTTCAGTTTGATATGCACCCATAAGACCAGCAGCACCAGCAAGACTTCCCCCTATTCCTGTAATTGCAGCATCTCTTAATCCAGCTTGTTCAGCTCTTCTTTGTTGTGCTCCCATTGCTTCTGTAGTTCCAATCTTAAATTCTCTTTCAGCTGCTCTCTGACCTATAGCTGCTTCCTGTCCAGCCTGAGCCAAATCTCTTTGATACTCAGCCTGTTCTAAACCAGAAGCTATTTTTCTAGAAGCATCGGCAGATGCTCCCATTATATTTCCTAATCCTCCAATAACGCCTTCAGCACCAGCAGATTGAGCAGCTTGAAGTCCTCCAGCTGTTGCTCTGGCTAATGCTTCTTGCTGTAATTGAGCACCCATGGTAGGAACTTGTACTGCTTTATAGGGATTTACTTCTTTGATTTGCTTTAATTCGTTCATTGCTTTTTGTGATGCTTGTTCAGCACTTTTCATTCTCTTTTGAGCTTGAAAAGCTTGAACACCTTGTAGTCCAGCACCTAAAGCATATAATGCTAATTGTGGAATCATGATTATGGGTTTTACACAAATTTACTGAAAACTTTTGAATGTCGTTGTCGCTATAGAGAATAATTCAACTTCCTCTGTATCGCCATTCTCAAGTTCAATAGTCATGTAAAAACCTCTAACGCCATAACTCTCTGTCTGAGAATTTTTAGCAGATATAATAAAATCACTAGCAGTAGGATTAGCTCCATACGTAGTGTCTATAGTTATTGTTGTAGATGTAATATCTGTAACGTCACCTAAGAAGAATAAAGTGCCTGAACTGTTCTTATATAACTTGTCTCCAACACTAACAGCTGTAGTGTCTATATCAAAAGTAAATGTGAGTACACATGAGTTAGCAGTAGGAGTAGCAAAACTGTCTACCTGACCTATACCCTGTGTGGATAAAGCCTTGACCTCTACAGTATTATCTTGTCTCCTTATATATGCATACCATATATTTTCTTTCTCAACAAAATATGTATACGGAACATCAGCAAACTGTATATTGGTCTCTATGTCTGCCGACCAGGAGTAATTACTATTTAAAGAAAGAGCAGCAAACATCTTGTTTTCAGTCGGACTGTCATTAAATATAGTTTTTACTTTTGATGTATATTGTATGCCATAAAAATTATTTCTAGTATTATTTGTATTATGCCTCCACATACTACCATTACTAAAGCTATACAATACGTTATTCATTTCAACCATCCAGTCTGGTCTATAAGACCAAAATGAAGTCCAACCACCACTGTTTACTGAATATGTAATTGTTTTTTCTTCTACATCGCATTCAGATACATTTAATTTTAAAATATATTTATTGTCTATAATATCAAAGTCTCCTAGAGGACAACCTTGTGTTTCTATAGATCCTGAAATGCTACCAGCAACTTCAAAAAGCCAAATACCATTTGAATAAAATATATATGCTTGTTTACCATCTATTAAGTCCTCCCAATACCCATATCCATTTTTAACACCAGTAGACTGTATTTCTATGTTTCTTATAGCACTATCAGCCTTTGTAGCAGTAACATTTATACAGCTACATGTAGCATTATTTATTGGATAATCTACACAACTTGTTGATGCATTCGTTATTGTGCCTACATAACCACTAAGAGAATGATTCCAAGGAGGAGTACCTATATATGGAGGACATCCAGTGCCTCCAGTAACTTCAGCAATAGCATTTGATGAATCTCCAAGCACTGTAGATATATACCATCCACCAAAAATTGGATCATAATACAAATAGTAAGTAACCTTATTTATTTCTGAAAATAACTCGTCATCAACAGTTTGTAAGTCCCATTGAAAATAATTCTCGCTATTATATGTTCCTAATGCATTTGCATTATTAATTATTACCTCTTCAATATACCAGTTTGTTGTTAGTGTATTAAAGTCTACAACGTTCTCCCATTCACCAACACCAATACTTCCAGAAGGGATGTTTCCAACTAAATCATCAAAAGTAGCTAAGTAGACACCAGTATCACCAGGATTTAATCCCTGTTCTATCTTCCATTGTTGAGCTCCAGAATCATACCAGATAGTAGAAGGAGACCCTATAGAATAATAAAATCTAAACCAATCAAAACCAAGATAAGAACCTCTACTTAATAGTTGTACCGTTTTTTGAGCATCACTCCCTATCTGAAAAGTAACTTCATACTTCCTGACCGTTTGTTGTATTTGAATGCAATCACACATATTATCTTTCTTGAGTTAAGGTAAATTGTTCTTCTAAACCATCACAGTACGTCACTGTTATTATAGCTACTCTATCCATTGCTGTTGAATTTGTCGATACACTTCCATATATCTCTTGATTACCATAACCAGAAGTAGTATTTAAGAATACCCATGTATCAGCAGGATCTTTAGATACAGTCCATGATGTGTTAGATGTTATAGTAAAAAATAGTGCTCCTACTGATGAGCTGGGAAGTTTTATAGATCTAGGTCTTATAGATAAACTACATGGGAATACTGACTGGTCATTAAACGCTAATATATACACATTATCATGTGGATCGTAGCATCCTAACTTTTGAGTGTTAGGATTGTCACGCATAACATCTCTAAAGTATGACCGCATACCTTTATCAGATATCTCAGTAACAACATCACCGTCCATCTGCAATACAGCACCTCTTCTAGCATCTGTAAAGAATAGTGACGTTGAGTACTTACCAAAGCTCTCAGGATTATTACTAATACCATACTCCGATGGATGTGCAGTCTGATTACCCAATACCTCTGGAATTGAAGATACAGTGCCACCACCTACAGCATCAACTAACAAGTTTTTGCCATATAGTACTTTTGTTATCTTGTCCTGATGTAATACCAATAGATCAGTATCTCTAGCGTACAGCTTTTGTATAGGGCCATACTTTATGTCTAAGTTCTTGAAGTTAGCTTGAGATAGGTTGAACTCATTTAAGTTGTTAACGGAAGTACTGCCGACATATAGACCGCTATACGCTAACGATGTTTCTTTTGTTTGTTCTTTATAATCTTCTATCGTAGATGTTACCCTTTGAGAGTATTTCATCTGTGGATTTAAAAACCCATCTAATATCCTGTTTGACTCAACGCCATTACCAAATGCAAAGGCATTAAAGTCTGAGTTTTGAGAGGTTATGTGGTTGATCTCTAGGATGCAAGGATTACCGATTGATTGGTCTTGCTCGTAGTCTTGATAGAACACTTTACCTGGTGTAGTTGCGCCAGACACAAAAGGCCAGTCTATTTCTATAGTATATTCGTCTAAAACACTTATTATATTGTAGTAACCAGTTGGAGGACCTACTGTCGGTGAACCAGGATTTTCAACATATATTGTTTCACCTACATTAAATGAGTGTTTTTTATCTGTCAATACATTTGGAGTAGTAGGGTTTAATGGTCCTAGATAAGTATAAAATCCTCCTGGTGTAAAGTCTGCATATTCCCAAGATATTTTGTGCTGACCGTTCTCTATTTCGTATGTATGACTAAGCTCATGATAAATCTCTAGATTAGCATCATCAGGTACAGTCTCTGCTGATAGTTTGTTGTTGCTTTCTGTTTGGGTTATTGTTAGCTCTGCTTTTATTTCATTTCTTCCTGACGGATCACCATAGCCCCTTATACACATAAATAAATCCTGAGCACCAGAAAATGGTGACGTTGCTTGAGTTATAACATTTGTTGGATCATTAGATCCAGATCCATCAGCATCAGGAGTAGAATAATTTGTGCCATGTCTAAAAGTTATTCCCTTAGACGGATCAGTTAAAGAAGTACTTGTTCCAGTGCCGTCATATTGATCCCATTGAATACGCCCTTCATTGTACCACCACTCCTCTAAATTAACGTAATATTTTGTTGACGGAGTAAATGTATTTGTTATAGCATCATTAGTAGCAAATTGAGCACCGTCATTTAATATCTTTATTTCTATTTGTGCTCCTTGATATATTGGACTATTAAAGTTCAGTAAGCAATGTCCTCCATAAACAATCCCACTACCACCTCCAGCTCTACTACTAAAAGGTATTACATTACTAATTCCATAAGTACCAAGAAAATTTGTTGGATCAAATGGTGTACCTGCAAATAAAGAAGAAAGACCGCTTTGACGTCCTCTAACATTGAATACAAATCTATCACCTATATTATACTGTATTGTAGGATTGTTACCATCTGTATCAAAAACAATATTAAAATCAGTTTCAGTGTCACCAGATCCCTCAAGTATGTTGTAAGTCAAGCCAGATGGAATCGTATCAGTAGTCCATGAAGTTAATGTTATGTCACTTGTCCATCTAAATGTTGTAGCAGTAAGTATTTCAACAACTATCCTTCTATCTGTTTTTGAGAAAAAAGGTGAAGTAAAGTTAGACTGTATAGATGGATATGGTAAAGGTAGTGAGTTATCACCTGTTATTGAATAATAAACAGGATATTGATTTACATCACTAAATCCACCCCCTAAAGTTCCACCTTGTATTGGATTTGGAGTTTCAGATGTTGTTATACCTGCCGCTGGCCCTCTACCTGTTGAAGCATTGTATGCAGTATAAGAAAAACCTTCATCAAGAAATGAATCGCCACCTTGTCTTTTTACTTTAAAATATAGTCCTTCTGGTGCTCCAGCAACAAAGTCATCTCCTTTTACTTCTAACTCTAATACCTTATATTTATTGGTTGAGTATGTAGCAGCCGTATTGCTAGATTTAAATATGATATATTTGCCTATAGCAACTTTATCTCTGTCAGCTTCATTTATTTTGAAATATCTAAAGTTACCATCTAAAACAAAGTTTAATGGATATATTGTATAGTACTCACCAGTAGGTTGTTTTATTGCTATTCTAAAATTAGTAGCCCACTCAGGAGCTTCGTTGTTTATAGTTAGCTTAAATGTATTTGCCTGGTCAGAGACAGATGGCGGCACATATATAGCATTGTTTTCAGATGTCAATACAGTGGTCATTCTACCATACTCATCTGTATATATAATACCTAATTCATAATCTCTGTCTGACCTAAAGGTCTTTGTACCAATATTTGGTACTGTTATCGGGTATGACACTAAGTCAACAGTCATGTCAATCGATATGTCGTCTCCATTAGCATCTATAATATCTCTAAACTGCGTATAGTTTCCATACACTATTCTATTTCCGATAAGCTCTTGTGCCTTAGCTTTTAATGGTACGTTATCAAATAATCTGTTTATCTGAGACACATCAATAGCTGTATACACCTTGTTATTTGAGAATGTTATACTCTGTGTGTCATCGTCATTCCATCCTAACTCACTTTTGTTGTATGAGTCTATCAGGTATGTTGTAGTTCCAAATGTATCGTAAAAAACAACTTGTATTTCTTCAACATATTCATTGCCAGTATTAAACGATATCTCCACCTGATTATAGGTGTTCTCCATACCGATATTGTCACCAGTCTCATAATCGTATCCAAATGTTTTAGCCTGAAAAGCTACAGCTGAAAATGGAGACATAGAGCTATATTGACTATCTACATACTTATATCTATATGCAAAATACACAAATTTATCCTCAAGATTTGTTGATGCTTCATCAGCAGTATTTACAGACATCTCTATCTTTGGAGAGTCTAGTGGTGGTCTTAATATAACATTAGTATCAATATCAATGTTAGGATCATCATTTACCCACGCTCTTGCTCTTGCTATATTGATTCTCTTAGGTGGATTCAGATTGTCAGTCCAAAATAAATATGGACCTAAATCTCTGGATGCAGGTATGTAGTTTATACCTGTTACAGCATATATCTTATTGAAGTTCAATTGGCCAGTGGTACTCAGTAATATCTTACTTGTAACACCACTGATCTCATTATACTCAAATATAGCATCAAAGTTATCACTTGTAACAAGCCAATATATTAAATTCTCTGGTTCATACGATACAGCACCTATAGCTCTAGCATTTGAAACTGTTAGCCCTGTTACAGTGGCTATATCTGATATTAAAGAGTTTCCTTTTGAATTTTGAATAGACCCTATATTAGATCCCTCAGCACTATCTAAAGTTATATTTAATGCATCTAAATACTGACCATTGGGGAGCAGTTTCTCCTCAAGGTCTTTATTCATTTTGCCATTAACAAATGTTCTTTTTAGATTAATCATTTTATCTGCTTATCTTTACCTCTTAATGACATCAGCAATCTAGCTGGATGTAAATTACTCATCCTTATTTTTGCGTTTCTAAGAGTAGCTGTTTTTTCTCTTCGTACTCTATTTACGATGTACTCTTGAACGCCATATTTATTGTTAAGTAATGCCCATTTAATATAAGCGTAAAGATATTCTTCTGCAAGCTTGTTGATTGTGATAAGAGAGTCATCACCATTCTCCATTCCGTCAGATATATATTCAAACACAATTGTTTTGTTCTCTACGCCTGTAGAAAAATCAATTACACCAGCAGCTTTATTTATATGAAACTTTGGGTTTACGTTTGCCTCTTCAGTATTTAAACCAAACCTTTTACCGAAGTTATATCCAAAATACCAATCGCCATCCCAATAATAACCATATTGTCCTTGATATGGACCCATTCCAGTATATAACTGTTTGTCTTGCCTTAATATATCAAGTCTTGATGTGCCAGTGACAATCTCTCCATTAACATCAAATACAATATCAAGATTATTATCTTGCAAGTAAGATGTCGCTGACATTGGAGTTCTATTCTCAACAAGTGGAAATAATACCCCATTATTTAACATTGATATACGTACATAGTTAACATAGTCTGGAGGCATAATCATTTTTAAATCATCACCTAATTCAAACTCTATAACTTTTATATTTCTTAAAGCATCATAATTAAGCTCTTGTACAGCTCTTTTAGCATGGAATAAAACATTGTATCGATCAACATTATTAACAAGCTTATCGTTACCTACATACATAAGCATAAAGTTGTTCACTATGTCAGCTAAACTAACATACTGATAAGAACCCCAATTAGAATCTGTAGGTATTATTCCATTATTTGTATAGTATTGATAATTAGTTATATATCCCATCTGTTATTGTTTTTGCTGAGTATCTTGTATCTCCTGAGTCTTTGCAATTTGAACAATATCTTGCTCCCTTATAGAAACACCACAATACCCTAGAATCTTTACAACTAACATTGTAAACTCATCTCCAGACACTTCAAAGTCTTGATAGTCAAGAGCTGATGGATTAAATAATGGATCTGAATCTCCAGGCCCCATAGCTACATATGTCCATTTAGGGTCTGCTGGGAATCTTAAATAAGATGCAGATATATCTGTAGTTATTATATTAGGATATACAATAAGTCCAATCTCATCATATGTGTATGATGGATAAGATACTGTAGGAGCTGTAAGATTTGAATTTAATAAGTTTAGTATTTTTTTATGTGATACTTTTTCAACCTCTACTGTATTAAGATATACAAGCTTATCTAAAAGATACATATTTGCTGGTGTAGTAAAATGATTCCCAGAATATGTTAATGCAGCTGTAGTATAAAATATATCCATACCTTCAGCTATTCTTTTAGGAACATCCGTATACCCTTCTCCGTATGCTCTACCAATTCTCTTAAGATAGGCGTTTGAATACTGCTGCATATAGTTCTCAAAGATTTCTCTTTGTGCTTGCTTGGCAAACAAATTGAACTCGAATGGTGTTATGTATCCTCTATTGTCCTTGCTTAATATAGATAGAACGGTATTTCTAACTTCATTGATCATGGAGTGTCTTTTTACAAAGATAAATAAAAAAAGGCACTTCAATTAAAAAGTGCCCTTCTTTAAATACTTAGGTAAATGTATTAAGCGTTAGCTATTCCACTAACTGCTACATTTAAGCTAACTTCAACTGGAGCAACGTCTGTCCAAGGCTTAATTAAAGCAGATAACATTGCATCTTGAATAGCTAATAATACACTAAAAGCAGTATCAGCTGCATGAGTTATAGTTGTAACTGTACCATCAGCATAATGAATAGTAGTAGCTGTAGCTGTAGCTGAAGCTTCATCTACTAATTTTACACCAGAAACAGAAACTAATTGGTCTCCTAAACCTGTAACTGAAATTTTGATAAACTTTTCCATTGTTAAAAAATTTAATGGGTTAATAATACCACAAAGATACTATTTTTCTTCCATCTGTTCTTGAAGATATTTGTATAGCTCAAGACCGTCTTTTGATTGTAGATAAGAAGCAAGTACATGAATATGATCTTTTCCAAATGGAACAGTCAATAATCTTTTCTTATTTTCTTTAAAGTTGTAATGAATGTCTTTACCTGCTCTAAACGTAAAATAACCATCTGATATTGCTCTAGCAGCTATATTGTTTACTTTTAATAAAGGATCTGATGCTGCCTCCATAAAATCAACAGGATATCTTTTAGCATATAACAACATATCTCTTTTTATCTCAGAAGATTTCATTGTAGATACATCTCTAGATAACACCAATCTAGCAATAGCTTCTAAGGTTGTAACATCAAGCTCTCTAGCCATCATTAATGCATCTATCTCAAAGTTTATCATATCAACATCTTCTTGAGCATCTTTCTCATTATCAAACTCATAAAACTCACTTCCATTTCCTGGATGATAGTGCATAAATAATTGTAAACCAGGATTTGTTTTTGGTACTCTTAATACACCATCTTCAAAAACAACTGGCTCTAGTATTACATTTTTATCTTGATCCTCTTGAAATGGTGTGTTAGAATTTCTTGCGTAACGCAAAGGATGATTTGTGTTTGTTTCTTCATTGAAATACAACAACCTTCTTCTCGGTGTATCTCTAGATGCTAAGAAATAGCTTAGAGGTGATTTTTCTCCTTTTAATAGATAGGTTCTATCTTTTGGTTCTAGCTTCGCTAGTTTTACTTTTGTTTCCATTTTATATAATTTAATTTTTAAAAAAATAAAGAGGGAGACGAATCTCCCTCTCGTTATTTGTCATTATCCGTTAAAGATCATGAAGTTGTTTGCACCCATTGTACAAAGTGCTCTTTCAGACAAGAAGTTAACTTGCATTGCATCCAAGTCGCTAGTCATTGCACCACCAGCTCCACCTGTCATCCAAGTTTTATATCTTCTGTTTTCAGTCTCAGAAGCTCGGTAACGAACATGTAAGAATGGTCGTCTAGCGTTCTTACCAAGAATTTGATCGTAAACACTCATTGTACCAGCAGGAACAAGGATACCATTAACAGCACCACCAACTAAACCTCCTCGAAGAGTTGCATCATTCAAGTATTTCCAGTCAGTTTTGTAGAACTCATATCCTCTTTTAAATCCTGCAAATCCAAGATTTAATGCCATTTGCTCATCGTTATCAAATAAACCATATGAAGTACCACCAGCACCGTAAGAGTTTTGAGCAGCCAACATATCATCGATATCGAAAGAGAATTGACGATTCAAGAACAATACGTTCTCAGCGATAGCTCCTTGCTTATCTAATCTTTGTACGATAGTATCAAAATCAGACAAAGCAGATGGATTACCACCAGACCATACGTTACCTCTATTTTCGATTTCATTGAATAATCCCTTAGTACCAGCCGCAGTTGATCCAGCAGTTGATCCTGGAGCTGCTGAAGAAGCTGGCGATAAATAACTCAATGCTCCAGATGATCCTTCAGCAGGAACTCCTTCCACCATAGCCATTTCTAAGTAATCTTCAAATCGTAAACGAGTCTCATGCTCAGACTTCATATACCAAAGGTATCCTGTAGCACCGTTTTCAGTTGTCACTTCAACCCATCCAACTTGAGCCATTTCAGATCCTGAAACTTGATAAGTATCTTTAATGATAATTGGTTTAACATCAAAGATTTCATCCTCAGCCTCTAAAGACCCATCCATTCCATTAGTTCCTTTTGAGAACTCAGATCCATAAACAAATGCAGTAACTCCAGTTGTACTTCCACTAAAAGGTGAAGAACCGTAATTTTCATAGTATGCTACTGTAAATGTTGAGCTTGTTACAGCCACAATTACACCTTTAGCAGACTCTGAAGCAACTTGCTCTGAAGATAAAAATACAGTTTGATTTACTCGGAAGTTACAAGTACCTGAAGCTAAAGTAAATACTTGCTGACCAGCAGCAGGTGTTCCTAAAGAACCAAATGTTAGTGCAGTATACTTTGTATGCAATCTTCCTTGCTCTGCCCATTTGATAAGGTCAGAGTTACTAGGGATTTCTGCGCCAACCATTCGCAAGAATGATGCGATTGATCGGTTCCCATAACGCTCAAATTCAGCTTCATATGTATCAGGTAAATACTGATTCAAAAAGTCAAAATTTGTAATATAATTCGTAGGCAATGTTGCCTTGACGGAGCTAGGAGTAATCGATACCCCAGGACTCGCCTGTAATGATCCAGCCATTTTTAACTATTTTTAAAAGGTTTTTTAATTACTAATCTACTACTGCGATTCTCATCTATAACCCTTATGCCTGGCCCTTCCTTCGGTGTTGGTGTTGGAGCCTGTCTAGTCATATTTATATTTTTAGACTGTTTAGACACATCACCTACCGCATCCGATTTTCCTTTATCATAAAAGTACTTAGCGAACTTGTCTGGGTTCATAGCAACGGACATAGCTTTATGAAAAGACTCAGCATCTTTTAAGTATCCATCTTGGTCAATATACTTCGATAAGAAGTTCATAACGCTAGATTGATCCTTTTTTAGAGTGTCTACATCACTTGGTCTGTATAACAACTTGTTGTTTTCTTCGACATTGAATCCGAAACCTTCGAATTTATCGTTAAACAATTCATTTGTTTTTTCAGAAAAGTAATTAGATCTCTTCTTTTGCTCCTCTTCATATTGAGCCTCGCTTTCTTTTTGCTTCCTGTAAGCTTCATAAGCATCCCTTTCTTCCTTTGGAACAACTGACTCCCTTGACTCAAGTGGAACCTTATATTGTTCTTTCTGGTCGTTAAAATACTTCTTAGCTTTAGCAAGCTCTTTTTTCTTCGCTACTTGCTTCTTTTTAATATCTTTTTCATCATCAAAATCTGAATCATAAGCAAACTTTGAATCTAATTCAAATCTTAAGTCATCATCATCTAACTCTGAATTTTGATCTTTATAGTAGTCAAGCAACAAAGCATCTTGGTCCATATTATCATAGTCTTTACTTAATCTCATAAAGTCATTGATATTACGACCTGTCTCTTTTTTGTACTTCAAGAAGGCAGCTACATCTTCAGGTAGTTCTTCATTTTTTTCTCTCTGTTCGAACAACTCATCTAATGAGTTTATCTCCTTGTTGTACCTATTCTTAATATGTGAAAGAACGTGTTCGTCATTTATTTCTGGAGTACTTATCTTCGGTTCTTCTGAAACAACAGTTTCTTCTGTAACCGTTTTACCCTCATCTCCTTCTGAAGTGACCTCTTTAGTAGGTTCAGCTCCAGTTTGTTTTTCTTCGTGCTCCTTAATTAATTTTTCTTCAATCTCAGCTTTTGACTTTTCTTCAAAATCAACAGCCTTTACTGTTATTTTATTTTCCATTAGATTATATTTTAATTACAAAGTTAATAATTTTTTATATTCTTTATCTAGGCTCAAACTCCTCTAAAGAAAAACCATCCAGACTATCTTCATTACTCTCAAAATTCATTGGAGGAAGATTGTTCTTTCTTTGGTTAATTAAGTCTGACTGCCTACTAGCCTGCAAATCTACTCTTCTGTCTTTAGCTTTTTCTTTTTCATCTTCTCTATTTTTTAGAGATTTAGCTTGTGCCTGGTTAAGAGTCATGTTGTATTGGAACTCTTGATCCATCAATTGACGTTTAAGATCAGCTTCTGCTTGCATTTGCTGAACAGCAAATTGCATCTCAGCTTGTCGTATCTGTATTTTTGATTGAGTTTCCATTTGAACAAGTTGAGCTTTAGATTCGGCAGCAGCTTGCTGAGATTGTATATTACTCTGCATTTGCATTCTGAACTCCATCTCTTTCTGTTTCTTCTGATCCTCAATTCTTTTCTTACGCTTAACTTTTAACAGCTCATTAGCAAGCTTGATATTATTAACCATTCGGATATCAATAGCATCTTCCAAATCAATGGTTTGTTGCTGAAGTGCGATTTGTATATTCGCTTCAAGGCGTTGTCTTTCTTCTTCATCAGGCTCTAGCTCTATAAAAATTCCAAAATCGTGCAAATACAAATCTTTTATGTCATTTAGTATTTCAACATTATACTTTCCAATCTGCATGGCAAATTCTTCAGCAAAATCTGCATATTCTAATATATCAGCAACTCTCAAAGATATACACTCTGCCATTCTCTTTGTTACATTAAGACCACCTCTAAGGATATGTCTAGTTGCTGTATTGCTATTTAATGCCGCTAACTTTTGTACACCTACTAAAGCATCAGGATCTGGAGTAGAGGCATCTCTAGCTTCATTTATACCTGTTACATTTCTTATCATATTAAGATTATAGTTGTATACGTTTATTAACGCACTCATCTTAGCCTGACCGTTGTTTGTGTTTAGTTCCTGTATAGGTATTCTAGCATTATTAAATTCACCATCTTGAGTGTAGCTCCTACCAATAATACTACCAGTTTGAAAGTATAACTTTAATGCATCCTCTGGATTGTATGCTGCTCCTGTTCCAAGATCAACTTCATTAATTCCATCAGCATCTATAAATACACCGTCAGGAACAACTCTAGCCATTACCTGCTGAAGTTTTAAGTGTGTCAGTTGTATCTGGTCAGCAAAGGGTATCATTCTTCGAACTAAAGACTCTATATTGCCTTTATACATTCTAGGTGAATATGCTATATAGTTTGGTAGAGCTTTTTGAGTAGCAGACTTAGGTCTCACCATGTTTTCCATCATTTGCCACTGAATCATTATGTTTGTTCCAGCAACAAGGATACCTTCATACCATGTATCCCTAACAGCCTCTATTCTTTCAAACATCATGCCTTCTTCCATAGGAGGATTGAAGTTTTCATCTTTTTGAATAACCCTTTCTCCTCCGTTTTCAAGTAGTTTCTTTTTCCAAACAAAACGCATATCCGTTTTATAGTTGAAATATAATAATGTAACTACCTCATTTAAAAACGCATCGTCTTGATATTGTCTTATTATAGGAAAATGATCGTACCATGCAGAACTTGAATTTTTGATTTCTTGAAGTTCCTCTTTAGTTAGATTTGGATTTATCTTTAAGAGCTCTGTATAATGAACCTGTTTTACTTCTCCAAAATAATAACAATCAGAAAAATCATTTTTCTCTGTATAACTATGAATCCAATTTGCTGGATCAACATATTCTATTTTTACACCATCATTAGATAAAAAAGTATGCCTAAGAACTCCAACGCCTAATGTTGTCATGTCATAGTCAAACAACCTTTTTGTTTCTATATAGTCATTCATCTTAAATATAGTATCTATAGCTACTTCCTCAGCTATCTCTATAGATGGTTTATATTTAAGTTGCATGTATAATGATAGTTCTTGCTCATCTTCAGGTAAATCGTCTGGATTTACATTGTATGCATCGATACCGTATTGTTCTTTTGTGAGCTCCAAAAAATCTTTAGCAATCATATCAGCTTCTATCATGTCTTGGAATAGACTTTTCTTTTCTGCGGACATTACATCTTGAGCTTCAGCTTTTACCTTAAACAAACGGTCATTCATACCGTTAACGACAATATCTACGAATTTAGGAATAATAGGTACAGGAGTCCAGTCAAGATTTAGCATTGACATATCGCCATTAATAGCTAATTCATTTTTATATTTTTGAACAGGCTGTTCACCTCTAGCATAAAGTCTTAGTCGGTGGTACTCTCCCCACTGGTCATAAAACCTACATGTATTGTTTTTCCTCTTGAACCATTCACCCTCTATGGCCTTTCCAACACTACGCCCATATTCCATTGTAAGCTTCTGCTCGTCAGGAACAAGGGCATTAGGAAACTGTCCTGGGTAAATTACTACTGACGGTTTACTTTGCATTATTTAATTATTTGGCTCCTATTACCACTATTGTCGTATCTTACAAATTTAATACTTATTTTTGATTCTTTAACTTCAGGGGTAAACATATATCTTTTTATAGCCATTAACGCAAGTCCAGAACTTATTGTAGCATCATGTTTTGTTCTATTACTTATATCAAACCTAGCCCAATCTTCAAGAGTTCTACTAAAATACATTGACCCTATAACATCAGGATCTCTATATGTGCCTTCAACATCAAACCCAACATGCTCTTCTATATATGTATTTATAACAGAAGCATGAGCTTGTCTGACATCTTCGGATGAATTTGGTATTCCTCCTATCTCTATTTCTGTTTTTGATAATCTATTTTTATGTTTGTCAGGTCTATTCATTGAATATCCTCTATATCCTCTATTTTTAAAATGATATAAAAGTCTAGCTTTGTTATTCTCTGCAAGTATTGGCATGCCATAAAACACACATGCCATTAGAACATCTTCAAAAAATATCTCTGCTGTCTGCGGTCTTGCTATATATTCAAGAAAGAACTCATTCGTTGGAGCTTCTTCCATATGAAACGAAGTAACGCCATGCAAAGCACCATTAGAGCCTCCACCACCAACGACACCAGAAATATCATAAGGGTCACATCCAAAAGCTCCCAACGCTTCATTTCCTGGATAAAACTTTCCATTTCTATTTATTTTTTTATTTCTTAGCCTTTTGTCAGGTATCCAAGATACAAGAAATCTTCCTTTTGGATCTGGTGTCCAAATAACCTCTGTATCTTTCTCTCCATTCTTCCAGTGAAAATAACCTCTTGTTAATACCTTTTCTTTTATTAGAGAGTCATTATAATCTATTTGCTGGTATATCTTAGTCAAATTAAACAAAGATCGCTTAGACTCATCTCTAAATGCATGAGACTCTGTTCTTGGATATTGTCTATAAAATTCGTTTAAAGCATCAGCATCAGATTTTAAGGCTTCTACCTCATTTTTCCACCAAGTTATAACACCTTGAGTTATCATTTCTCCATCAATACCCTTAACTGGTTTAGATGGATCCTCAAATACTGGATGGCCATACTCGTCTATATACCCTTCAACATTCCATTCCATAGGAATAAATAAAGAATATAAACCACTTTTAGTTTGTCCATTTGCAGATCTTTTTTCAGGCAGACTATCGTTATATAAATCTTTAAAGTTCTGCCCTCCTTTGGGTAATGCATTTGATGTTGAACCCATCATACATTTTCCAACAACCCTAGCACCTAACCGTAGACATGTCTTTGTTACTCTCCAGTTGTTTAATATATTTTCAGGCTTCTCCCACTTACCACTTTCATCGTGTACTAATAACAATAGCTTCTCTCCATCATAACTATTGTCAGCTGTGTTCTTCCAGTCAATAGTAGTGTCAAGTCCTTGTATATCATCAGTCTTTTCTTCATCCATATTCCTCCTAGTGATCTTACTAGCTGGAACCCTAAATGCCAACTCAGTCTTTGGGTTATCCATACCGTCCTGTATAGGCTTAAAAAAGAATGGATAATTCCTGACTATAGGCACAACCTTATCGGTAAACATCTTTTTAGCATCACTACCAGTCTTTGATAGTATACCTATCCTGGAGTCTCTAACAATAGTACCAGTGTTACATGCCTCAGATGAAGCCATGAATGAAAAACCAGAACGCCTGTTCTTTAGGTAACACATTCCAAACGCTCTTTTGTCAGCCTTACATGCCTCCCAATATATATAGAAAATTCTATTTGATTCTCTAAATTCAGGTAGTCCTATATCTATTTTGGTCCATTGCAAATAAACATAATGAGCACCTGTCATATATGTTGGTTTACCATTATTCATAAACCAATGTCCACCATCCCTTCTGTCAAACTCTCTTTCTATGAGATCAACATATTTTGACTTAAACTCATTATCTTTCCTGTTCCAATCAAATACTGTTTTAAGTTTTTTTAACTCTTGAGGATATTCTTCTGGCAACCATTTGTTTTGTTTGTCGTCTATATTGCTAGGCGTTAACGGTAGAGCTATTTTAACATTATTTATATTATATATTTCGCCAATAGTACCGTCTTTAGATATTACAACAATATCATATTTCTCATCATACCCATACTCCCATTTTTTGTTATTGTTTCTATATGTTAATGCCTGTATAGGTACATGATTTTCAACGATATTGTATAGACTATTTTCCACCTTTAGCTCTTCCTTCTGCAAAACCTTTATTTCCAATAGTCACCTCAACAGCTGGTTTCTGTTCATTCTCTTCTTGCTCAATCTTTTGAAGCATAGATAATGCATCTTCAAAAGCTAATCTCTTAGCTGAAGCAGCATTCTTTAATTTATCAGCTGTCACATCTGCCTCCATATGTGTTATTATAGGCTCTTTTAGCACTTTTATAAGTTCATCTATAGCAACTTTTGCAGCTTCAAGTATTTCTATTTTTTTAGACATATGTTCCTGTTATACATTCTATATAAAATCTCATTGTTTATATTGAACTCATATTCACTATCTGGAGTAAACGAAATAAGATCACCCTCAGATGTCTCTGGCAGATCTTTATTACTAAAGACCAGCTCCCCCCAAAGCTCTTCTAGTCCCGATGTCGAACTGAACATTTTATCTTCAGAGGGGATGGGTCTTACAAAACAATATGGAGAAGGAGCTTCCCATAATTTATTATCACTTGAATATAAATATATTTGTTCCTTCTCTACAATAAAAAAGTCATCCATTAAATGATGCCAACTGCTCTTTAATCTTCCCTTCATGTCATAGTAAAACTTAAATACATTATGATGAACAACAACACTATCGCCAGCCTTTATTGGACCATCATAATATATAGGTGTAGACACAACAGTAGCAAATCTGTTAGATATCTTATGATCTTCCTGAGAAGAGCTTATGATAAATTCCTTACCCTCGTAATTTCTTATGTTATCATATCTCCTCCCATCAGCAGCTTTTATTATAAAGCAGTATGGGGACTTCATTTAAAAATCTATTTTATATTCAAGAGATACAGGCATAGATATAGAGAAGTTCTTCCAGCAAACAATCTCGTCATCCTTCTTTATCCACACCTGATAACCATCAGAATTTACTTTTATGTCATGTATAACATACTGTTTATTTAAGACAGGCTGTCCAACAGTATAGTTCATACAGTTCATATAGTCTGGACCGACAGCTATCTTTCTAATTATATTCACCTGTTGCTAGATTAATATTGTTTGCCTTATACTTCTCTTGTATTTCAGACTGAAGTTTAGATAAGTCGTGTGCGGCAATTTCAAGATTTGTTAGTGTAGTGGTCTTTTGACTTTTTAATCGCTCGAATGTCATTTCTATATCAGCGATTTCGAATTTTAAGTCTCTATACCTTCTGTTTGACTCGACAAGTTTATCGAGATCTTTTTGATCTAATTTATTCATTTTATTTTATTTTTAATTACAAATATACAGTTTTTTAAGGTACGTCTGTTACTTCAAATTGAGTAGGCTCTCCTATTCTGCATTATCACTTGACCTCCTTACCCTTATTGAATTACCTGTATAATCTGTTCTTAATTTACGCAAAGAATAAGCTACTGCGGCATTTGGATAATCGTCTAAAAGTAAATTAACTCCTCCGCTTAGTTGTAATATAGATCTATAGTGATCACTCATTATCCAGCAACTATCCAGTATTCAACTCTTGATCCACCACACCACTCGGCATATATTATGTTTAATGCTGAAGTTGTGTACGTGCCAGATCCTATTAAAACCCATCCAGCTGGTACAGCTGGGGCAGAGCCGTCATTATGATATATCTTCTGTACTACACCTAGCAAAGCATCTGTTAAATCCTCAGTTAAGTCACCAGTTGCTGGAGAAGATGAAGTGTTAAATATTTTCTTGCTAGTAAAGTCAATAGCATTCCCAGTAACTGGAGTAACCCCAGCAGCCGAAAGAGTTTCTATTGTGTATACTTCTGAATATCTGTTAGATAGATTGGATTTTTTCTCTGTTGTGTCTACAAAAGAAGCTATTCCTACAAATTTTGTTCCTGAAGGTACTCCCATTTTTTTTAGTTTTTTAATTTATATATTACCAGGTAGCTATAGCTACTCTTTTCCAAGTGTCAGTGGCAATACATACATATAAATAGTCAGCATCATATGCCAACATGCCAGCAGTACCAGGATCAGATGCAGTAGTTGGGACAGTAGAAGATATGATAAAATCTTTTAATGACTCTATCGTAAAGTTTTTAGTTGCATTAGCAGCATCACTATCTGTACCTAACAATAAATCATTTAATGCTGGAAGTGCTGTAGAATATGAATTTATCTTTGCCATAATTTCTTTTTACAAATATAGTTATTTTCCTTGACCTCTATATGCTTTCTTATATAGCTTGCTTGTTTTTAGCTTGGACTGCTTTGTTTTTGAATGCACTCCAGGTCTTCTTACATGCTTCTTCTCTAGCTTTTTTACTTCTTTTACCTTGCTCATAATTCACTTAACATTTTAATTATTTTTGGCTGAGGTGAAATATCACTCTTGTCTTTTCTATAACTATTATGAGTATATACTCCAGGCTTTCCGCTCAAAGCATCTTTTGATAAATCCCACATGTTTTTCTCAATATAATCTAAAGGAATGTTATAAACTTTATTCCAATATACAAGTAACTGTCTCACTGATTCAATTTGTGCATCCGTATATGCGTGATAGTATTTTCTTCCTTTATATGGCTCATCTAATTCGCATACTTGGTCTAAAGGAACTTCTCTATTTACATAGTTATAGAACTTATCTCCACGCTTTTCTAATGAGCCCCAGTTACATATCTCAATACCAATAGAAGTCTTGTCTAAAGGTTTATATGGTAATTCAAAAGATCTAAACACATCAGACTTCAAACCCAAATGATACGCCCAGTACTTAGAGCTAAATGCTTGAACAATCTCTCCATCATAACTGTTTTTACTACTACCTTTTCCAGATATGCAGACACAAGTAGCAATCCTGCCTCTTTTGTCATTATTCCAGTGTCTTATAGTATTGACTCCAGACGAATTACCAGCAGTGTGATGAAGGACTATTTGAGTTTTTTCATGCTTTTCTCTAATGTACTCATAATAACCAAGAGGAACCTGATTAATTTTTTTTAGATCTAATAACATAGGATATAAGAATTAAAATTATTGTTGATGATATTAATAAAGACATTATCATCAACACTGTTTTCATTTTGTTATATTAGATGCTTCTTCTTTTGCTCTTGTAACAAAAGAACGTAGAGACTTTAATATATTTACCCCTGTAACATCTTTATAACTTTCATTTATAGATAATATCTCAACAAAAACACATCCTAGTGCAACAACCTTTGTCATAATTAATTCAATAGATATAAAATGTGCAACCAAATCAGCAGCTATGAACTTCTCTATCAAATAAACAAATGTTATAGCTAGTGAATAAAGTAATGACTTTGAAATTGTATGTGATAATCTTCTAGATCTAATTGCTTTCCATCCACCCTTCTTAACACTACGCCATATGCCAAATGCAGTGTCAATAAAAATAGACAACAAAGCTATGTATATCATTGGTTTTACTGGACTTAATACTGCCAAGAATGCACCAAGAGCTATCTTTGTTTTCATTTTGTTTTTTTACTTATGTATATAATAAGTAAAGTTAATAAAAAAATCAGAATTAAGTATTTATACTTATCGTACCAACGCTTCTTTTCATAGTACTTTATAGGGATCTTTCTTTCTATAATTTTCTCGTAAGGGCGCTCTATATATATAGTATCACACTTGCCATCAACATATATACTATCTAACCTCCTGACTATCTTTATTTTCAATCTATCTTTCTCTAGATATACAGTGTCATATATGCTGTCTACATGCAAAACAGTGTCAGTCCTTACTTCAGGTATCTCAACTATTATAGTATCTCTAATGGTGTCGTGAATAACCATTGTATCTGTAGTCAGTAATTCTGGATGTTTTTTTATCAGTCTGTTAAATCTAGACTGAGGACTACATGAAATAAATAGTGTTGTTAAAAATATATATGGTATTAATTTATAATACATATGCTTGGTCTCCAGTTTTATCTGCTTCCTCCATATTCACACTTGTGGCATTGTTTCCTCCACTTCCTTGGTCAGTCAATGTCCAAGCACTTCCACTCCAAGTTGCTTCCTCGCCCATCCTCCACCAAGAGATTGGAGAAAGTGAACTGATATCTTGTGGAATTCCATTGTTGAATATAGTTTGTGCTTCTGTTAATCCTAATGCAGTTCCGAATATTGCAACTTCATCTAGGTTACCAATTAACTTTTGCGTAGTTGATGAGGTAAGTCTTCCTAATCTTAAACTTCTATTACCGTTATATAATGTTCTACCTTTACCTAATGCTGTTGCTTCTAATTGTCCATCTAAATATATTTTCAAATCTGTTCCATCATTAACACACATTAAATGATGCCATTGATTATCATCTATTGCAGTTGGAAAACTAACACTTTGATTATCTGTTATTGCATTTGAGTTTGGAAATACTGAAAAACTACCTCCCGAAGTATTTCTTAAATTAGCAGTGTTTACTTTAATACTCCATTGACTACCTACTGCTGCATATTCTCCTTTTGATAAAGGTGTATAATAATTTGTTGAAAATACTCTTGGTGCTTTTATCCAAAAACTAATAGTGATTGCAGATGTTAAACTTTGTATTGATGTAGGACTACCAACTTCTACATACTCATCCACCCCATCAAAACTAAAACTATTCAAGCTGAATGAACTTGGACTGATTGGAAGTCTATCTCCCTCCTCCATATTCACAGAAGTTGCATCATTGCCTCCTGAGCCATTGTCAGTCAAAGTCCAGGTTGAGCCATTCCAAGTGTCTCCATCTCCCATCCTCCACCAACCTAATGGAGAAAGACTTGTCAAATCTGTTGGAACACCACCATTGTAGATGCTTGATGCATTGCTTGATTGGTCACTATTCCATATTGAAACCTCGTCAATATTTCCCTCTAATCTCCAATTTGCTCCTCCAGTTAAAGTTCCTATAGTTGTTTCTGTTGGAGCATAAGAATTGATTCCAGTGCTTGTTGCTGTTTTTTGAAATAAAGTTCCATCAACATATAACTTCAAACCATTCGCATTTGTAGTTCCATCAAATGTAGCAAGTAAATGATGCCATTGTCCATCGTTAGGAACAATACCAGTGCTTGTGATTGAACTTGAAGTTAAATTTGTATGGTAAACGTTAAAAACAAAATAATTGTATCCAGTACCTCTCCAAAACAAATTCCAATTTCTTTGTCCACCACCTGTGTTATCTTCACAAGCAATCACTTGGATGTTAGTTCCTCCTCCTCCTGTGTTAGTTGTAGGTATTTTCACCCAAGCAGAAACACTAATTGCAGAAGTTATTCCAAGACTTGTAGTTCCAACAGCAAAGCGCTCATCAACCCCATCAAAAGACATTGAGTATTCATTGACGAATGGAGTCCCTAATACATTTAATATGGTTCTGTAATTCTCGCTCATTATTCTATTGGTTCACTCCACTCGTTTGATGCCATCAAGACAAGACATTCTTGATGTGTTAAAGTTTGTACAGGAACGACTGAGCCGTCCGTAATGAATGTAGGAACAGCATCCGAATTCCACTTGATGACAAACTGAGTGCCATCCAATGAATATCTCACTGTATCTCTATTCTGTGGAACTTGACTGAAATCAACTTTGTCAATATCTGCTGTCAATATTATTCCGTAAACATCTGAAATTTGCATATCTATTTTTTTATATATTATTCAAAAGGTGGTGGTGTTGGTTTTGGCTCATAAGGAATCAAATCAAGGTCTTTAACCCAAAGAAAGTCAGGATTAACACACTGCTCCATTTCTTCTACTGATATAACCCAATTATCATTGGCATCTTGAATAGGATTAAAATAAGAATCAGGTGCATACCATTGACCTACTAATTCGTCTTTTTGTACCTCAGTAAGTAAACCTACATAGGTTGACTTTTGTTCTGCTGTTAAATCTGTTAGTTTCATACGTTTCTATTTAATGCGGTTTGAAATGCTTGAACTGCTGTGTAAAAGTTAGCTGCTTCGGTATCTGTTAAGCCGTCTCCTATTGAAGAAAATGCCAATTCTTTATTGTCATAATATGACCTAAGACCAGTACCAGTGTATTGTAAAGCAGATGATATATTTATTGTGAAACTATTTGTTGTTGCAATTGAATTGACATTAAAAGTATTAATAGTCGTATTTTTTATTATTTTCTGCTGAGTTGATGAATTTCTATTTCCTATATAAAAACCTCTTGAATCTAAATTACTGACTTGAGAAACTGAACCCGTATTATTTCTATGATTTGCGTTGCTTGAAGCAGTTTTGAGCCACATTGATAATTCAAAAGTTCCAGCTCCCCAGCAATTTCCAATAGCTAATCTACTCACAGCTGGAGCATCAGTTCTTGAATATACTGAAAGGTGCGTACTATTCAAAGCTAAATCAGTTCCTGTTTTTACAAATGTTTCTGCCCATCCGTTATTTCCGTTTGGCAAAGCACCTGTTGAACTATGTGTCCATCCACCACTAAAAACCAATCTAAATGCAGCATCTGTATCTTGTG